ACGCTGCTCAGGGGTAAGGATGCGCGGATCAATGGTCGCTGCGCGGGCCTCAAGCTGGATCGGGCCACCATCGGCACCGGTATGCTCAAGTTTGGTGGTTTCGCGCCAGCCGCCCTTGGTCTTAAGCCAGAACATGCCAACCATGGCTGCGCTCTTGTGATTAGGATCCTTGGCAATGTTAAGCATATTTTGAGCCACAGCCGCTGTGGAATTGGCATCGCCAATATCTAGCTCTTGTCGATAATATTTGCGAAGCGTGGGCTCCGAAATGTGCAGAATCTTAGCGATTTGGGTCTGGGTCATGCCAAGTTCACAAAGATTTGTGACCTGAGCATAAGTCAAATCTGTCGGCTTGTGTGACTGACCGCCAACTGTACGTTTTGGTGGAGTAATCTTTTTGGGCATAGGGCTTTCCTGCTTTGGATGCCCTTATATAACCCTAGTCTTTGATTATTGCCAGAGATGGCCTTCTGGGCTCAAATCCACCTACCTTTCGGCAGGCTTTATATTAAAGCACCCAACGGATAAGCCAGTGGATTGTTTCCACAAAAGCAAAAATTGATATGATAGCCACCACCAATACGGACATGGCTAGGTCGGCTAGGTCGTTAAATCGGCTCATTCAGATATTCCCCTGCTTCTACTTTTTGAATCCGTTCACCAATCCAACGCATAACTGGAACGGCCATTGAATTGCCCAAAGCCTTATACCGAGGGCCATCTAGACATTGATCGGTTGCTTTATTCTTCCATGGTATGGCCGTATAACCATCTGGGAAGCCTTGCAAGCGCTCACACTCGGTCGGCGTCAGGCGGCGCACGGCGGATGCCACTACATAGGTAGTGCTTTCATGCTTATCAGCACGACTTGCGCCAGAACGCAAACAGTGGCCGGTGTAAGGTTGCTCATTGACACCAAACGCCATAGTAGAATACTGAAGCACATTTGGAACGTGATGATAATCCTGCCCTGTATCCACAGTTTTAGATACATCGCCAGTAACATCGTTGTTATAAGCATCAAAACCAACTGCTTGCAAAAAAACATCAACCCTTTGTGCCGACCCGCGCCCAGTTGTATTTTCACAATTTAGCGTTCCGGCAATGTCATCTAAGCGCGGATATCCGTCAGAGGTGTTGACCGCTTGGGCGTGAGGCGTGGTAACAATTACCGCATCGGTTTCTACTCTGTCGTTTCCTGTACGACTGAAAGGAGGGCCTCCCGTAATGCAAGGGGCAGCTTTTTGCCCCGCGCTTCGGCTCGGCGCAGGATGCCCGCGCATGCTTTCGCGCTCAAATAAAACCGCTGCGGCACATCGCCAGTCTCCAAGATATCCGATAACGAACACACGTTTGCGCCGCTGGGCCAATCCGAAATATTGAGCGTCCAAAACTCTGTAGGCGAACCCATACCCGATTTCCCCCAGCCCCGCGAGGATGGAACCAAAGTCCCGTCCTCCATTGCTAGACAAGACGCCGGGGACATTTTCCCAGACAACCCACCGGGGGCGAAGGCGTTTAGCAAGCTTAAGGAACTCAAGGGCCAAGTTGCCACGGTCATCATCCAATCCGCCTCTGAGACCGGCGATACTGAAGGACTGGCAAGGTGTTCCTCCGACCAAAAGGTCAATTGGTCGGTATTCTCCGTCTTGAATTGTGGTGAAATCGCCATGTAATGGCACCTCTGGATAATGATGTGCCAATACGGCGCGTGGGAAGGGTTCAATCTCAGAAACAAACGATGCCTCCCAGCCTAGCGGATGCCAAGCCGTGGTTGCTGCTTCTATTCCGCTGCAAACGGATCCATATATCATTCAGATACTCCTTTTATGCATCTAACAAATTGCAGATTAGTTCACCCATGTAAAATTGTCTATAGGTATATAAACAACAGTCTCAAGGTCGCTTTTGTCGTTTCGATCTCGGCGTCCGCCAAAACCCTCGGTATGGTCGCACGGCACAACAATAAACCCAAGCCGGTCAGTCCATTGCACGAATATAACTGATGGTAGGTGCAGGCGCTCGCCATGAGCTACAAGGGCATCATATTTACCCTTTGAAATCATATAATCTGTGTAGTCACCGAAACCGCATTTACGGCTCTTGATCTCAATGAGGCATTTAACCGCCCCATTTTTTGTCAGGATATAATCTGTGCGGCTATTTTTCGGCATTTTGAATGCCGCCGTTTTGTAAGCCTCGCAGATAACTTGGACAATTCCACCTTCACGCTCAAGATCCGCAGCGGTTTCGTACATCATTTCAGATGCTCCCCTGCTTCGATCTCGTCGGCCAACCAATCAAGAATACTATCTTTTCGTAGCCAAGCCACGATCAAGGCGCGTTCTTTCGCCCTGCCTTGCGTTACGCCCGTTTTGTGCGCGACCACCGGCACACTGTCTGCGGATGTGTATTTGATCATTTCTTACCCCGCCCAATCAAAACGCCAACAGTAATGCCGTTTATAAAAGCGCAGAAAAACAGCACAAAATTTTCAATATTAAAGGTCATTTCAGATGCCTTTCTGCTTCAATCTCGTTGGCCAAATCCCACAAATACGCCCTATGTGTTTCAACAATATTGTTTGCGCCGCCATCCCGCAGCCAAGCCACAATCTTGTCTCGCTCTTCCACATAAGCTGCCTCGCGGTGATCGCTAAATCTTTCAGCCAAATCATGCACGATGCCAGAACGCAGCCAACATGCCGCCTCTTCATAATCAGTTCTCATTTTAGACGTTCTCATTTCAGATGCTCCCCTGCTTCGATGTCCCTGACCCATGATTGAGCATAAAAATCATTATTATTTCGCAGCCAAGCCACGATCTTGGCCCGCTCGTCGGCGGCGGCATCCATCGCTTTTAATTGGACCCTGTTCCAAGCGGACACTATCGCGTCCATTTCTTCGTTTACCCTTTGTATTCCGGCTAATAATTCTTCATTTTCATTCATTTCAGGTGCTCCCCTGCTTCAATGGCGGCGGCGGTGGAAAACCAACGAAAGCCTTTCAGCCAAGCCACGATCTTGGCGCGCTCGTCTGCTGCGGCTTGCGTGACAGCATCCGCATGGGCCTCTATGCGGTGCGCTGCTTCCTGCATTGTCTCCCACATACCCAGCAAGTGAGTGCGGGTTTCAGCCATTTCATAGTCGTAGAATTCTCCATCCTGCTCAAGCCATGATGCGATTTCTGGGGTATCGTTAAATACGTTCAACATCCGGTCTACCAGTGCCTTATCGTCCATCATTTTAGATGCTCCCTTGCTTTGATGGCAGTTGCTGCTGTAATTAAAGCTTTTTGGGCCTGTATGATCACAGCCCCCCAACCCATATCCCGCAGCCAAGCCACAACCTTAGTTCGTTCATCGGCTGCACCATCAATAAAGGCTTCTTTGTAGTCCACACGCAATTGTTCGATTTCATCCTGCATTTGCTCAACGGTTTTAAAGCTCATTCCCTATACATCCCTGTTGAAATGGCCGTTACTATGTATTCAACAATAACCTCGACAGCATCAAGTTCCTCTTTGTCAGGACCGGTTTTACTTTCGTAATAAAAGTTACTGAATTTATTTATAAAGTCGATAATCTTTCCACGCTCATTACGAGCGCCCTCTTCCATGTAATCGTTTAGTTCTTTTTCTAGTTCTGCTTTGGTCATATCAATCATCTGTCTTCTCCTTATCTAGCCAGCACCGGACATACCAGTGCTCTCCATAGCTATCGATTTCTGTTTGGGGGTAACCTTTGGATAAAATCCACGCCCGCATGTGCGGAACCTGATCGGCAGGGCAGAGCTTGGGAAAGCCCCAGCGCCACCCAGATGGTGGATCAACCCATGTGTCCTTATTCACCTGATACTTCCTTCTGATAAAAGGGGCCGAGGGATTATCCCCCGACCCCATAAACGCTAGCCTTCTACAGCGGCCAGATAAAGCTCAAGGATCGCCTCTTCCTCAAGGCGCTTGGCCCGGTCCTGACGCAAGATCCGCACCATCTTGCGGATAATCTTGGCGTCAAGGCCATTGCCCTTAGCCTCATCAAGAACAGCCTTGATATCGCCTGTAACCACGGCCTTATCGTCCTCAAGACGATCAAGGCGCTCAATGATGGTCTTGAGCTGGTTTTGTGCGTCGCCGCTCAGGATATCGCTCATGCGGTCCTCCAGACGCGAACACCGCCCTCAGCCTTGCGGGTGCAGTATTCCCCGGTCTTGAAATACTTACGCTGCCGGTGGGCGGCATTAGCAACGTCCTGACGGATTCGACGAAAGTCCGCAGCGGCAACTGGCACAAAGAAGCTGTCACCAATTTCAAGAAGGGTGAAAGGGTACTTCGGCTCCTTGCGAGGCGCAGACGTAATGGGGATATTTTGCTCAATAACAAAAGTCATGATTAGTCCTTTTTCTTTAGGTTTGTTGAATCAAAATAGGAGTCAAGAATGTGAAACACAGCAGAGCGTTGCATTGACGAAAGTTCACGATAGTATCTTGGAGAAAAGATATTAATTTCCAAGTTTGCAAAATCTCTAATAATTTCCAATGACTCTTGATAGTTCTCCAGCAACTTGAGGCTTGCTTCGCAAAGCTCCTTGTTGTCCTTCAAAAGGTCATCGCATTGTGCCTGAAGCGCTTCAATACGCTCAAGCATAAGCTTTGCACCAACGGATGTCTTTGGTTCTGCCTTGCCAGCGGCTTTAGTCTCTGGCGTTTCGATGTTAATTTTTTCGGTAGTCATAGTTTTCCCCCTCCTTGGAAGAATGCGATTGGATGTCCGTTTGTAAATTGAAAGTGCGGGAACTCTTTAAAGCCCACCCACTCACCGGCCCATTCAAGACCGGCCTCCTTGCCCAGTTCGCCAACCTTTTTCCAAAGCAAAAGATCAGCGCCCGTGGTGCCCCAGACAGGCTTGCCGAGGCGCATGGGCACAACGTCATAGGCCAAGCCATAATTGTGCATAGACTGGCCAGCCTTGGCGTTGGTAACCTTCTTGCCCGGTACCGTGCGGCCCAAGGCGTAAAGCGTAGCCTGCTCTTCGCGGTCCCTAAATGTGCAGGTGACCAAAAGATCAATGCCAACTTTCATGCATGCCACGATATGGTGCGCGGCCATTTCCTTCACAACGGGGTGAAGGTCATGCAGGTCTCTACTCGTTGTCATAGTTTACTCCCATATTAATTTTGCCGCTGCCGTGGGTGCCAAAGACATAACCGGTTGGCAAAGGCTTAGGTGCGGCCATAGGTATGCGCGGCTCAAGGCGGCGCTGAAGTTCAAACTCAAGATACTGGATGGCTTTCCTAATATCCTCGCAAGGATCTTCGGTCTTAAGTTCTAAACGCCAAATATACTTGATTGCGTTTCCCAAATTAAAGTTCATGTGGGTTGTCACATCAATGCACTCTATTTGAGTACCGCAATTTTTACACATGGTTTTGCTATTGGTGTAGTGTTCTGGGTGCTTGACCCTATCAGTCATTTTATACTCCATCTGATGCTTTTCAGTGTTTCAATATATGCGGAGGGTTTTTCGCCCTGTCAATTTATTTTTTGTACCCCCCCCACTTTTTATATTCGGAAGGGGTGGGGGGTCTTGGGGGATTACCTTTGGTTGTACCCCAGTTTGTTGGGTTTTTTGGGGGTATAATATTTTCGTGCGCGGTAACCCTATATAGTACCAAAAGTATGGTGATAAGGGGGGTGGGGGGGGCATACTCTACCCCAGATACCCCCCATCGCATCACGATGCGATCCAGAGTAGAGGTCGTCCTTTCTGGGGGCCGATGACAACGCTGTCATCTACCTTCTCGTGTGCGGTCATGCTCGGCTGAGTAGACCTCAGCCCAATGACAACGCTGTCATCCACCACAGCACGAGCCGGTCGAGCGACCGGCGGATCATAGGTAGTCTGCCCATTTTGGGCAGGTTACCTATGGACAGAACGCCCTGCGGACTGTACCCTTACAGGGTGGGCGGGAGGAAGGCAGACAGCCCAATGACAGCGCTGTCATATGGCCAAAGTATTTTCATTATGCCAGTTGACATAGCGGACGTTATGTCCGATAAAGATTGCACA